CCATTCTTCCCACCACACTTCCCACCACACTTCCCACCATTCTTCCCACCACACTTCCCACCGTTCTTCCCACCACACTTCCCACCATTCTTCCCACCACACTTCCCACCACACTTCCCACCATTCTTCCCACCACACTTCCCGCCATTCTTCCCACCACACTTCCCACCATACTTCCCACCATTCTTCCCACCGCACTTCCCACCGTTCTTCCCACCACACTTCCCATCTTCCCCACCTGCTGGATGTCAAACACAATGTAGAGTATGCTATGGCTCTGGCTGGTACGGATGCTGCTACGATTGTTATTTCTAATAAATATAATGGGCTATTGTAATAAGTAGCCCATTATGATAATATATAGTCTATAAGAGAGGATAATATGAAAAAATATGCTTTAGTAACTGAAGACACCCCAGGAGTTTGGGAGGTTTTTCATATGGTAAGGCCACCAATTATTTCTACAGAAGAAGAGCCGCTATTTGTTTCAAGATTAGAGCAGGCCTATTCTAACGGACATGAAATAATTGGAATGAGTGTGCCAGAACAAAAAAATTTAGTTGCTGCAGGAGCTGTTTGGGACGGAACAACTTTTTCTGGCGGAGAATCTACAATAAACCGTGCTGAGGTAGACTATGATAATTTAGATGTTTATGCATTTTTAGCAAACAATGTTGTAGTATTTACAATGATAGTAAAAAAAGAAAGTGTTAATAGTCCTATATTTATTGCAGCCTTTGGAAATAATGTAAAAATGATTCAGGTAGATATGGATCAAGTAATAACAACTGGTTATACTTGGGATGGTAATAATTTCAATCCACCAGCATAATGTCTAAATGGAAAGAATGGAAAGAGTCTCTAGGAGACTCAAGACCTTGGCACATACTAGATCCTTCTAGACATTTAGAAGATTTTTCAATATCTGAAAAAAGATTAGATATCTGTAAGTCTTGTGACAGATTTAATCAATTAACAAAACAGTGTAAAGAATGCGGGTGTGTAATGCCAGCAAAAGTATTGCTTTCTAATGCGGAATGTCCTATTGGAAAATGGGGAAAAGAAGAAGGAAAATAAGTGGAAAAAGAAGAACTGTTTCCAGGACTATGGGTTTATAGAAATGTAATAAAACCAGAGTTTGAAATTATTAACAGACTAGAAAATACAATAAAAAACAGTAATGGTTTATATAATTGGCAAGATGCTACAGTTGGATATAGAGAGAAAATACCAGAGTACAGAGACTGTGTAGATTTTAAATTAAGGTATTTTGATTATCCAGGTAAAGATCAGCACATGAAAGAATTTGATAAGATCTGGCAAGATGTTCATGATGCTCAAAAAATTGCTTTAGATGATTATTGTTCATTTTATAATATTGAAATGAAATATTGGGAAGCAATGAATTTTGTCAAATATGGGCCAGGTCAACACTTTTCTTATCATTCAGATCATGGCTGGTCATATATAGCTACAGTTTCTATGGTTGCTTATATAAATGATGACTATGAGGACGGCGGAATAAGATTTGATAAAATTGATAAAACAATTAAACCAAAGGCTGGAGATTTATATATATTCCCGTCAAATTATCTGTTTTCTCATGCAGCATTGCCAGTAACATCTGGAACAAAATATTCTATTGTTACAATGACAGACTATAATGACGCTACTCATAATGAAGAATTCTATAGACAATTTATGTCAGAAAAATCTTCAAAGGATATCTATTGATGAATTTTGAGGTCTATAAAGTTGGTTGGGAAACAGCTAAAATTTCTCCACTAACAATTAAAAGACAGTGGATGGATGACACATTTGATAAGCATGCATATCATTGTTTTCCAATAAGCCTTTCAAATGGATTAGGATGGGGAATTTCTTTTCCTAAAGATATAAGTTTTATTTGGGACGGAATATCCGATTCTACAGATACCCATGTAAAAGTATTAAGTGGTAGTGAATATGTTTCAACTTCTAGAGCAAATGCAACAATAAGTTTTAATACAAACTTAGTAATAAAGACTCCTGAAAATTTATCAATGATGGCTATGCCAACTCCAAATTGGCCTATAGACGGTGTTTGGCCATTTACTACTATAATTAGTACATCATTTTTTAGAGGAATTTTTCCTATAGCCTGGAGAATTACAAGAGCAAATGAAGTTATAACGATTCCAGCAAATACTCCAGTTGCTTCTATAATGCCAATATCTTTATCTCAGTTAAATAATTCAGAGGCTATCATGAAAAAATATTCTGAATTACCTTCAGATTTTTTCCCCAAAGAAGATTATGGACAAATTGTTAGTGATATAAATAAACAAGGAAGATGGACAGATTTTTATAGGAATGCAACAGATCATCTAGGAAACAAACTAGGAGATCATGAAGTAAAGGCTCTTAGGTTAAAGGTAACTGATGGACCAGAACAGTGCGGTATATAATGAACAAAATAATTTTTCACTCAAATAAACACTATAACAATGAAGAAACTGCTCCGATAACTGGAAGGAAAACTTTACCTTCATGGTGGACTAATTCAGATACATTTGTAAAAGACCCATTTGGTAATCCAGTTGCAAACTTTAATGGAGAAGGGAAAATGTTTAGCTTTAAAGCTTGTCCTGCAGTTTTAGATACATTTCAAACAGGGTACATGCTATTGACTCCATGTGATTTAGAATTTTATGAAAAGAACGGCAGAACTAAAGTAAAAGTTCCAATAGGTTTTGATGATTTTGTTGGAGAAAGACCTCCAATGCAAGAATTTCAAACTCCAATAGGGTGTAGCCCTTGGCATTTTCATTGGTATGCAAATTGGGCTCCAGAATTACCAGAAGGATATAGCTCTATATATGTCCCTCCTATAAATCATTTTGAATTGCCGTGGATTACCGTGGGTGGTATAATAGATAGCGATAAGGTTACTACAGCTGGATTAATACCATTCTTTTTAAAAGAAGGTTTTGTAGGCGTAGTTCCAGCAGGAACTCCCTATCTGCAAATAATTCCTTTTAAAAGAGAAGATTGGGAGTCGGAAAATATTTTTCACACTCCTATGGAAATTGCAAAAAAAGCTAGAGAGACTTCAGATTTATTTAGAACTACTGAAGGTGGAGTTTATAAAAAGCTTTTTTGGTCAAAAAGGAGATATAAATAATGCAAAACGATATTAAACAAGTTAACACAAATCAGGACCATGATTATAAAAAGTTAACATCTATAACACCATCTGGTTTTTTTGGGCAAGGTCCAGAAAATATCGTAGAGCTTAAAAACTTTTTAACCGATCAAGAAAAAGAAAGACTTACTAATTTTGCATTGAACAATAAAACTTGGGACATAACAGACTCTCATGTTAATGAAAATGGTACAGTTATTTATGATGCCAATGCGTGGGCAAATAGAGTATGCACAAGAAGGTCTATGGAAATATCAGAAGATCCTTCAATTGTTAATGTTGTTGAAGGTCTAATTGAAAGACTTCAAGTTGAAGTAGAAAAGTTTTTTAATGTCAAGGTTCAGGCAACTGGGCCCGCAATTGTTAGATGGCCAGTTGGGACTAGACAAGATCCACATGCAGATAAAGAGTTACATGAAGGACCAGATGCTGGAACTCCAAATGACTTCCCGCATTACGATATAGCTTCTATATTTTATTTCAATGACAATTACGATGGAGGGGAATTATTTTTCCCAGTACAAGGAATTGAGTTTAAGCCAAATGCTGGGTCTGCTTACTTTTTTCCTGGAGATAGATGGTATGTTCATGGAGTAAGGCCAGTTATTTCTGGAGGAAGATTTACTTCACCATTTTTCTGGAGAATTCTAGAACATACTGGAGATATAAAACCATGACACTAGAATTTGAAGAGATATACCCAAAAATATTTGTATATAAGAATGTTTTTAAAGACATAGATAATACAATAAAGGTTATAGTCGATTCAGATCTCGATAGAGAAGGTTCAGCTTTAGGGGAATGGCACGGCTGGTATACTTTTGGATCAGAAGTAGATATGTTCAATCATTCTCTTGAGGAAAGTGAAAGAAAAGAAAAAGAAAAAAATGTTTGGATGGAAATCAATGAAATTTTTTATAAGACAACAGACCATTATTCCAAGCATTTTGGAGTTCCAATAGAAAAAGATAAGATGGTGTTTGATAAGGGAACTAATTCTGAAACTGAGTTGTGGAGAAAAATGGGTCCATCTATTTGCAAATATAATGATGGCGGCGGCATAGTCGATGCAGATCTTGCTATGCATTACCATACAGATTATCAGTTAGATACTGTTCACATGAGAGGTTATAAGTTTGCAGTTACCTGTACAATGTATTTGAATGATGATTATCAAGGTGGAGGAATAGATTTCTTAGTAAATAATAAATTATTTTATTATAAGCCTAAAAAGGGAGAGGTTTTAGTATTTCCAGCTGGAGACCCACATTATCTTTCTGATAATGGAGAATTATATTCTCATGCAGTAGCAAAAGTTCATGGTGCACCAAAGTATTTTATAAGAAATCATTGGACATGGTTTTATGAAGGTGATAAAGACTGGCAAGAATCAGAAGATTTATACGGCAAAGAAGTCTGGGAACAGATGGAAATTGAAAGACGAAAAACAAAAAGGGAAGCTGGAGATTATCAAATATTTAAACCAGAGGATGTTAAAAAATTGGAGAGAATAAATGAAATTGTTTAATTTTGAAAATCAAAATAGGATTAAGGAAGACATATTAATTATTGAAAACTTTATTCCAGATACCATATGTGATTCAATTATAAAGTATTGGGATAAGGCTGTAGATACAGGATCACTAATGTGGGAGCCAATTTCTTTCTATGACTCTTTTGCCTCAAACGTTCCAGACGATGATTACAAAACAGAATTTGGTATACCAGAAACATTTTTTATTGATTTAAAGGAAAAGATTAAAGAAGCTGTTGAAGTATGTAGAGGAGATAAAGTTAGAGAGGTTAGTTATCATTGTCAAAAATGGATAGAGGGAGCTTACGCTGGATTTCATTCAGATAATACCCCAATAGACTCTCCAGAGTACAATTCATTTGAAAGAAGTAAATGGGCTTCTTTTCTTTATTTGAATGACGACTTTGAAGGCGGGGCATTAAATTTTAGAGATCATCCAATAACTATTGATCCCAAAAAAGGAATGCTTGTGGCTTTTGCAGGAGGTCATCATAATATACACGAAGTTCAAATGATCACAAAAGGACAAAGATGGACGATAGGATCATTTTGGGATAACAACGAAGTTGTCTATAGTGATGAAAAAATGGCGTTTTGGGAAACAGACATTGCTCAACAAAGAGAACAGCAAGCAAATGACGCTAAGCTTTGGGCAGAAATGAAAGAGCGTGGAGAAAGAATGAAGCCAGGTCCAGAACAAACTGCTAAAAAAGATGTAGCTTTGGGGGTAGAGTAATGTTTTTAGAAAAAGAACAAAATGGAGTATATTATTATAGAAATGTGATAGAGAATCCAAAAGAAATAGTTGATTTAGTTGATAATACAGAATTTAACGATAGTATAACAAACATTTTTCCAAAGTGGGAAGAGTGGGGTGTAGACGTTGATCGTGGACAAAGATATGTTTATGGTCTTAAAAAAATAATAGCTCTAAACGATATTAGAGATATAGACACTCCGCCATGGAATTTAAATAAAGAAAATTATGAAGTTTCAAAAAAAGTATTTGACGCTGTATTTAATGGATTTAGAATGGTGTGTGAAGATTATGCAAAACGTAATAACATTACTGATGAGATAGATTTACTTTGGCAATTTGGAATACATAAATATAAAGCTGGAACTTGGATGGGCACACATTATGATTCACAAGAGGGTGATACTAGATTAAAATACTCTATGGTTTTATATTTAAACGATGATTATGAGGGCGGAGAAATTTCATTTACGGTAAAAGATGGGGTTCTGAGTAATGTAGATAAATACTTTAAAGATAATCCATGGAATCATTTAGTTGAGCACTATGGAGATACAAATCCAAATGCAGCCGTTGAGGACGTAGATGATGATTATAATGAAGATAAAATAGACTTCTTTATTAAACCAGAAGCAGGAAGTTGTGTTATTTTCCCATCTCAAGCACCATTTAGTCACACTGCACATTTAGTGAAAAGTGGATGGAAGTATCTTATTCCTGGATTTTGGATAAACCCAGATGGATATGACAGCGTTAGAGTTAAACAAGAAAAATGGGAAGTGGATGAAGAAACTAAGAAAAATGTAGAAGATTGGTATAAGAAGGGAGACTTCAATGTATGATTTAAAAGAATTAGATAAACAAATTTGTTATTTTACAAATTGCATTGAAAATCCTTATGACCTTATAAGAGAGATAAATGAATCTAATGATGACACAGATATAGATAGAGAAAATGATTTATCTAAGTGGTCTAAATGGAGAGCAAGTAATGCCCAACAAGATATTTATGGAAGCAATATGTTTTCTAGATTTACAGTATTAGAAAAAGAAATTCCAGATCGTGTTAGAAAAATTGTTACTCCCATAAGAGATGCATTTTATAATTGCGCTGAAAAATATAAAGAGTTTTATAATTTAGAATTTTCAGTAAACATAGATCCAGAATTTGGCATTAAAAAATATGATATTGGTCAAGGGCTAGGCCATCATGCTGATCAATATGACGGAAACTTTAGGCTTAGGTATTCTATGGTTTTATATTTGAACGATGACTATGAAGGTGGAGATTTAATATTTAAAAATCATGATATAGTTATTAAACCTGAAGCAGGAAGCCTAGTTATATTCCCATCTTCAGAACCCTTCTTGCATGCGTCTGCTCCTCTAGTCAGTGGAGCAAAAATTATGTGTCCAGCATTTTGGATGACAGGAGAAAATTAAGATGGCAATGTATATCTTTCAGGAGTTAGCTCCTAAGATATTTTACTTTACATACTCTTTACAAGAACCAGAATTGTACGTAAAATTTTTAGAAGAATCTGAATCTGATTCATCTAATAAAAAGATAATAAAGCCGTGGCAACAAATGCACGGAGACAAGCAAGAAGTTAACTATGGCTATGACAAAATAATTTCTTCAGACTTTACTAGAGATGACGATGTTGATGGAAGATCTTTATATTTAGTCAACACTTTAAAAGCAACAATGCTCCACTGTTTCGGTCAATATAAAATATATAATAATATTGAAGAGGATATAAATATTGGAAAGACTTTTTGGGTTAAGAAATATAATGAAAGATATTCACATACAGAGGTTGGCTCTGGAAAATACACTGCTTATTTTTATTTAAATGATGACTATGATGGTGGTAACTTATCATTTTCAAATACTAAAGCGTTTGTTAAGCCAGAAAAAGGAAGTATTATTATAGCTCCATCTGATCAGGAGTACATATCTAGTCCATCTTTAAATGGAATTAGATATGTGGCACAGGGTTACTGGCTCTGATATAATGTAATAATGTCCTACTACTTATCAGTAATAAAAGACAATCCTTCAGGTTTTTGGAAGCTTGATGAGATTTCTGGTACAGTCGCATATGATAGCTCTGGATGCGGAAATCATGGAAGCTATATGGGAAGTGTATTAAATACTTCAATGCCAATAGTTTCTGGTGGGTCTAGTGCTACTAAAATAACTGATTCTGATTATTTAGAATTTTCAGTAACTAAAGACTTTAGTGGGGTAGGCGGAATTGGCGGATTTGGAACAGTTAAGACTTCTGATAATGATTTTTCTTTAGAGGTTTGGTTCCACCCTAAAAATTTAACCACATTAACTCCAATATTAGCAGATTCATCTGGGTTGGGAATATATTGGGATAATGGCAATATAGTTTTTAAACTAGAAAATCAAGAAATTTATTATTCAGTCCCTAATCCAAATAGATCTCTTCATGTCGTTGCTGTATACTCAGTTAAATCAATGTCATTATATTTAAATGGAACTCTGGTTGCTAGCAAATCAATATCAAAAATAAATTTTACAAATGAGTCTTTATTATTTATTTGTGGACCAACAGATATAAATAAACACTTTATTGTAGATGCTCCAGCAATTTATAGATATTCATTATCTCCTAATAAAATTTTAAATCATTATAATAATTTTATCGCTAATACAGAGTCAAACATCGTCTTGCCAGATTCTGGAGAAATCTTTAAGGCTTCTGAAATGTATCAAAATATAAATACTACCATATCGTTTCCAGCATTACTAGACTGGCAATATCATACTGATGACAACATATTGTATAGAGAGTACACCAACAGCCTTTATCTTTCTCCATCTTCAAATTATGGAGAATTTATAAAAGTTATTAGTTTGCCTCACTGGAAAAATTTTGTTTCCTCTAAACTAGAAATGTTGGCTAGTAATGGAGTTTCAATTCATATATCTACAGATAATCAGTCGACTTGGCAAGAATGTGAAAACGGCAAAGCGCTTCCTGGATTTAGTCAAGGATCTAATTTTTCAAGCAGTAAAGTTATAGCAATAAAAGTAAAATTCGAATCTAACGATTCTGAAAAGTATGTTCCAGAGTTATATTATATAAAAATACATTTTTATGATGATAAAAAACTTTCAGCACATGGCGGTGGCAGCATAATATCTACATCCCAACCAAATTCAGGATCTTCATGGGAAATATCAATATCTAATTCAAATACCAATATATTACTAAGAGAATCAGACAATGGAATAATTACATCAGATTCTGCTTTCTATGTTGATACATTAAAAGATATACAATCGTTAGAAATGATATTTAGTCCAAAATCACTATCTTCTGGATATCTATTTTACAACAAAACTGGGGGCACAGAGTCTTATATATCTTGGAGCGCTAATGGTACAATTACAAAATCTAATATATCTGGATTATATATTAATGGGCAAGACATAACCTCTGAGACTAATATAGAAGAGTATCTGTATATTGATGAGCCAAACTATATTTTAATAAAGACATCATCAGAAATTACTGGTGAAATTTGGCTCAATGGGAAACAGGACGGCGGGAACAGATCTGGAGTATTAGATGACAATATGTACCAGAATATAGCTATATATGAATCTAGCTCAATTGACCATTTAAAGCATTATAATTTATATATAGGGAAAGATATTATTGAGGCAAATGATTCTGTCATTGAAATAACAGAAGAGGCTGTAAAAACCTATTCTAGAGACAGAGTATTGTTAAATAACCTATAGTTTTGTCATATCGATTGACAAAAAGCTGGACTTGAGGCACTGAAAGTGGTAAAATAATTACCTATGGAAATTAAAAAGACAGGCGCTAGATTTAAAGAAAATGAAACCAGGCTTGGGGTATATGTCTGGGAGATGCCAGACGGAAGATGGATAGGCGATGATGAAGGAAACTTCTTGTCCATAAACTCAATGCGTGGCGACAGGGGAAGAATAGATTTATTGGCTAAGGCAGTAAGAGGATACGGAATTTATGAGGGAAATCCAAAATTCCTAGAAGGCAGTAGGCAAATTGATGATGAAGAATTTGAGTATCAAAAACAAAGATTAAGATGGGGCCTTACTCCAGATCCATTGGATATTGGCGTACATAAAGATGAAATGGCTAAATTAAGGAAGGGCAAAAAATGATTGAGTATGTAGAAGACACACCATCAAATGATGTAGAAATATCTAACGCTGCAGATTGGGTTAGATTTAATTCTACAATAACTCAAAAAAATGATGATCCGTTTTCCTTAGAAGGCGAAGAATTATTGAAACTTTCTGGACTTAGCCCTGCGTTACGTAGAAAAGCAAGTAGAGACATACAAAAAAAGTTTGTTGGATCTGAAGGAACTGGAACACAGCAATTATTAATTCAGCAGGCGGTAAGCGGATATGCCTTATTTGATCTTGTAATGCCAGAATATAATTTAGATTATTTATCTACAATATACGAAATTTCCCCATATAATTATGCAGCAATTAATGCTAAGGTTTCTAATATTGTAGGATTAGGTTTTGACTTTATTGAGTCAAGAAAAACTACAGACATGTTAGATTCAATTGATGATGAAAAACAATTAGAAAGAGCCCGTAGAAAGTTAAATAGAATTAAACAAGATTTACATGAATGGCTTGAAGATTGCAATGAAGAAGAAACATTTAAAGAAACCCTTATAAAGTTCTACACTGACGTAGAAGCCACTGGTAATGGCTATCTAGAGGTCGGTAGAACCACTGCTGGCAAGATAGGGTACATCGGACACATACCGTCAAAGACAATGCGTGTAAGACGCCTTAGAGACGGTTTTGTGCAGCTTCTGTATGGCAAGGCTGTATTCTTCCGCAACTTTGGAGACACAGAGACCCCTAATCCAGTAGCAGGCGCAACTGACCGTCCTAATGAAATTATTCATTTAAAGAAATATACTCCTAAAAATAACTATTATGG